GTGCGGTCATTTCGTTCCTTCCTTATGGGGCCGGTACATAACACAGGCCGATGTCATAGCGGCCCATCGTTCGCAGGATCGTTTCGTCTTCGTAGAGCTTGAAGCGCGGGGACTCGGCGACGGTGACGTAGTCGACGCCGACCTGGGAGCCGTCGAACAGGGTGATGGCGTCGTTGTGTACCGCCAGCTCGTCCATGGCTTGTTTGGTTTTCCGCATTTCGGCGCGGGCGGCTTCATAGCCGAGGGTGCGGGCGCAGAGGGTGTCGACCTGGATGAGGACGTCGGCGGTTCCGTAGCACGGGTTTTCGTAGCCGCCGACTTGGTGAACTAGGGTGAAGGGCAGCGGATCTCCGCCGACGCGGGCGATGGCGGTGGGCCGTAGCGGTTGCAGCCAGGCGATGATGAGCTGTTCAGCGTCTAAGGCTTGGGAGTCGAACAGGATGGGGCTACTCATCGTTCCTCATCGACCTGATGCTGGATGTATTTGGTGGTGGCGCCGAACACTCCGGCGCCCTGGTGGCCGCGGGAGCCGTACTCCACATAGATGGAGTAGTGGTGGCCGTCGGGTTCGATAGCGTCGGAATAGATTTGGGCGGCCGGCATCGAGTTTTGGTCGGGGATCTGTTTCCAGACGATCGAGTTTTTGAAGGTTCCCGGTGCGGCGTCGCGGTCGATCGCCTTGCCGACGGGGGCGAGGCTTGTGGCGTAGGCGGCGCCTTTGGCCGCGATGTCGTCGACTCCGCGGCGCAGCTCATCGCGAGTCTCCCCTTTGAGCAGCCCAATCTCGATGTCGCCCACAGCTTCCTCATAGATGCCCATCAGTGCCCCGCTTCCTGGCGTTCGCTGATGACGGTGACGTGCGTCATTTTCCCGCCCAGGTCGCTGTTGGGCAGCGCCCCGCCCATCACCGTGTAGGTGTAGCCGTCGATCACCAGCCGGTCAGAAGGCTTGATCGTCAACGTTTCCGGGGTGACCGGGCATGTGGTGCGCCACGACAGGACACCAACAACGACGCCGACGTCGCCGTATTGGCGTTTGAGTTCACGTACCGCGGTTTCGGGCACCGGCCGATGCAGGCACCATTTGACGTCGGTGGCCACTTCGCTGCTTTGCGCCATGCCGGAGGCGTCGCGGGTTCCGGTGGTGGTGTAAGACAGGATGGTCACCGTTTGGCCGCCCAACAGACTCATTACGCGAAGCCTCGGGTGGGGAGCTGGTATTTTTCCAGGATCGGGGCCGCGCCGGGCAGCGCTTGGGCGGCTCCCCACTTATAGGTGACGTCGTCGACCTGCTTAGAGGCGAGATCGGAGTCGGGACGCCCGGTGATCACCAGCTCCGACATCTGCGACACCATCAACAGGATCGCTTCGCGCCAATCCGGCGCCTCCTCCGCCGAAAAGCCGTGCGTGAGATCCAAGGTGATGCCGGCGTAACGCCAGGACCAACACCCTTGGGAGATGAACAGCAGCCAGCCGACTTGCCCGGCCTGGGTGAGGATGCTGGGGTCTACCGGGTTGCCGTTGTTGACCACGTTGGCCACCGACACGATTTTCAGGGTCGGCAGGCGCAGCACCCGACCGCCGAACCCGTCCATCACCAGGGATTCGGTGATGACCGGGGAGACGTTCCAGCCGACTTCACGCCGGGCGGCCGCCAGCGCGGCGTCCAACATCCGCTGGGTTTCGGGGTCCGCGGCCGCTAACCGTCCGCCGGTGTAAACCTCCACGTCGGCGGCGGTCAGCTCCTCACTGACCGGGGGAGCGGTCACAACACCCTAACCCAGACCACCGTGCCGTCGGTGACTTTCTGGCCGCTGTGCACCGACGGCCACGTCGGCTCCGAACCGCTGCCGCTGGTCCCCGCAGTGGCGGCGAACACCAACTGCCCGCCCGCGCCGCGGCAATACACCCCGGCGGCGTACGCGGTGGATTTCACCCACACCGCAGGGTTGGCGACAGTCAGGCCGCGGCCCAAAAAATCCTTGTCCCCAGTGACGACTTGACGCCCAAGATCGTCGGTGGCCGCAGTGGTTCCCGGTGTGCCGTTGGAAAGCCACCGGCCCAGATAGTCGGCGAGTTTGGTGGTGGTCGTCATACGGTCACATGCTCACTGGTGACGGTGGCGCCCCGTTTCCGCGATTTAGTGTCCGACTCCGCGGGAGCTTCCTCGAGCTCAGGCTCTTCCTCGAGCTGCGCGTGGTGGATGCTTCCCACCGCGACACCATCAATGAAATGCATGACATCCCTTCCGTATTGGGGTGCGCCGCGGCCGGGAGGACCCAGGGTAGGAGATCCCCGTTGATTGCGCCGGCCGCGGCGACCGGCCCTTTTTAACTCTTCGTCAGCGGAACGATGCCCGCCTGATTGATCATCAACGGCGTGAAATAGCCTGCGTAAGCGATCTGCAGACCCATCACGCTCGGTTCCACCACCTGAAGAGTTCCTACCCGCTGCTCATACACCTCGATCGCAGCCGTAGACAACAGGTAGGCCTTCCCGCTGCCGGTCGGCAACCCGGCGCTCATCACCACCGGGATCCCCGAAATGTTGCCCATCACACCCTGTTTGAAGTTCGCCGCATTAAACCCCTCACCGAACTGATTGAACGGACCATAAGGGGCGAACAACGAACCGAACGTGGACAGGGCATCCGCCGGGCAGGCGATGAACAACTGGCCCTGACCCTTGACGGCGGCATACACCTGCGCTGCGGCCGCCCACACCCCTGTCGCGACGGTGTTGTTGGTGGGGGTGGCGCCGTAACCTACGGCGGTGGTCGTCGTCGCGGCGATCGCCGCATCCGTCGCGGCCTCCGTATCAATGGAGTACTGCGCAGCCAGATCCGTGATGATGATGTCCAGCACACCGGGCTGGGAGAAGTCGATCGACTGCCGCGACACATTCACATAGCCGCCGTAGGTGACCGCGTTGCCGGTCAAACGGGTGATGGTCATTTTCTGACTTGTCAGCTCCGATTTCTCATCGGCAGCCAACCCCGCAGACCCTTGAAGCGCCACCGCGGTATGTTGCGTCACCAACGGACGGTGCCAATACCCGCTAGGTGGCATCGCCCGAGCGCCAAGGAAATTCACCACCGGCCGCGCCGCATCGATGAAGTTGATGACCGGACCCAAAATAGGTTCGGGCACCAAACCCGTTTCATCCGTTGTCCGTTGATGCTGGGCGGCGCGGTGAAAAATCTCCAACCGATCACTGGCCTCACAGTTGCCCTGCGTCGAGCGGTACATATCCAGCGCGTACTCACCCGCCGAGCGGTATTCGATTTCCCCAGTTACCGCCTTAGAGCGCATCGAGTCGACCGCTTTACCCACCAGCCTCGCCTTGGTCGCCGATTCATAGGAGGCGCGGGAAATGTCCTCGATGGTTTCCACCTGATTTTTGATGGATTCCATCCGGCCGCGGGTCTCGGCCAGCAGGCCGCGTTCCTCCTCGGTCAGATCGCGTTCACTGTTTTGTGCCCGCGCCACGATCTCATTGGCGAACGCCTTCTTTTCACGCAGCTCAACTTCCAGACGACGGATCATATCGTCTTGGGCTGCAACATTACTGCCCATTATGGGTCTCCTAAACATAGAGGGTTACAAGGGGGGTTAGCCCTCTCGGCCAGCGAGTGACACACCTGCGGTGTCCTTTAAGGGTGTTTCCTTTATTCGCGGCCTAGCCGCTCATCGGCCCACGCGAACACTGGGTCGATGAAGTATTCATCCAGCGCCGGGGTGTCCAAGCGCGGTAAATCCGTCGCCAGCCGCGGCGCCGGGGCGTCACGCATCCCCAGCACCCTCGCACCCCCGTAAGCGGGGATGGGCACCATCGACAGATGATCCAAAAACGCCCGGTTGATCCGGCGAGTCATGTTGCGCCGGTCCAACATCTGATCCCCGCCGCGCGCCGCGAAGCCAACCGACGGGGACAAAGCGTCGTCGCGAGCCAGCTGTAACGTCTCCGTCCCCGCCGGAGTATCAGAAATCCGCACATCCAACACCAAACCATCCCCGCGGTCGGGCAACACCTCAGTCACCCGGCCCACCAAATGCCCATCACCGTGACCGTAGGAAGGGGCTTTGAGCACCGCCGACACCGGCACCCGACGCTTAGAAGGCTCAAACCCATTGAACGCCGAACGCGAAAACACTTCATTCCAAATCTCGCCGCGATACTCGACCTGGGTGGACTGCTCGTAGGGGACAGCGACCAAGGTGAGGATCCGCTGCCCGAAGTCGACATGATCCAAAGCGGCCGCGCGTTCCTCCACCGGCCCGGCCCCCGAACGCTCCGACGACTCATCATCAGCGATATCAATCCCGAAACGCTTCGCCGCCGCCTTAATCCGACCCTTGATCGCCGACAACTGCTCCGCAGTGTACTTACCAGCATTCCCCGCCTGATTGATATAGGACCACGCCGCCCTGCAGTGAGCCTCGGTGTCTACCGGATAGCGTTTCACACCGTCGGACTGATAACCCGGATCGGCGTAAGTGACGTCGCCGTAAGGCATATTACCGTCATCGCTCATTTTTCTGGACCTTCCTGCGAGGGAGCTGAAGCCAACGACGGCGCCGGAGCCGGAGCGACGGCGGGCATCGAATCGCCCACCGTCTCAGCTCCAGTGAGTGAAGCCGACGACGACGACACCCCGTCGAAACGCTCCATCGCGCGCACCTCGTCACGATCCAATACCCCTGTCGCCATATAGATCTGGTTGGCCTGGGCCCGCTCAAGCATCCCCGGCCGCGAGTATTCCTCCCGGTTCAGCTCAACAGACTGGCCCCGCGGCAGCAGGAACCCGGACAGCGCAGTCATCACCGCAGTCGCTTTCGGGCGAAGACTTGAGCGGTCATGGAAATCGAACAACGTCGACGCGTTCGAGTACGTGATCGATTCGCCTTGCGCCATCGGCAAACCCAGCAGAAACGGCGGCACACCACACAAGATCGCGATCCGGCTCTCGGTGAACTGCGCCAGCTCCAGCAGCGCCAAATCACGGGCGTTCATCGAGTTGGCTTGCTTCAATTCGACGCCGCCGGAGAGCACCGACGGGCCACCGGCATGACGCAGCCGCGAGGTTACCCACTGATCCAACAGGGCATTAGACTCAGCCTCGTTGAGTTTGCGGCCGGGCACATCCAGCCAGTGATACGGCATCCCACCAGTTTCAGCGAGCCGGTTCGCATACCGCTGCAACAACCCCGCGGTCACCATCCGCCCGCCCGCCATCTCCAACGGCCCATACCCGTGCGCCCACGCCGTATTGGAGGCGTACCGGATATGGCAGATGTCGTCGGTCACATCGATCCCGCACAAATGGTATCGGCGGAAACCCTCCCGCAACTCACACGCCATCAGCCACGGCGGAATCGCGCGGAACGTCAAAGGATAGCCCCCCGCCGAGTCGGCGGCGCGTGACATTGCCAACACAAAGGCTTCCCCAGCCAACTGGTAATCCCAAAAGACCTGCTTGGCGAACTCGCACCAACCGCCGCTGTAGATGTTCGGATCCGGGTTAACCAAATATGGTGGACTACTTAGGATTACGCCATTACGCAGCCGATACGGCGGAAAAGACGCCAAAATCGAAGCATTCAAATCGATTGCCGCCCAAGCCGTATCGATCAGCCTCGACATCCCCGGCATCCCCCCCACACCCAAACCACCGGTCATGCCGCCCATCGACCAATTCGGCGACGACCAATCCGCCGGCCAACCCGCCCACGGCGACGGCGCCAAATACGGCAACGGCATCCACTGGCGCTCTTCGCCTTCCAGAGTTACCTGATCGGGATCCCCGGTCGCGGCGCTATCGCCCACCGCACCAGGATTAACGTTAGGCGTCTCCCCCGAAAAATTCGGATAATCCCCCGTCAACCAACTCCAGAAACCCACACCATCACCTCAAAAGATCGCCGGCAACGGAGATTCCTGACAAGCCCAGCGATGCGCCGCCGTCGCCGCAGCCACCAAAGCGCTGATGTCCACAGCGAAATCCCGATCCCACGTCTCACATTCACCCATCCGCCGCGTCCTAGCGTTCGCCACCGCAACATCCAACTCCTGCTGACCCACATGCACCACAGCACCATCAGCTACCGCGGCCTGAAACGCCGTACACCCCGCCGCAACATCCTGCGACGTGAGTTTTTTGAACTCCACATCAAGCTGGGTCAGATCCCCCTCGAGCCCACGAGCCTCCCCCGACGTCAACGACACCTCCGCAATATCATGAGCCTCGACAAGCTCAGCCACCTTCGCACCAACCCAGCCAGTACCAGCCGCAGAATGCACCAAAACCAACGTTTTACCGTCATAGTCTCCGGCCACCCCGATGGTCGCCCCCAGCCGATACGGCGACACATCAATCGCCAAAGCAACCCGCGATGGCGCCACAGCCGAACGATCCTCCAGCTGCACCCATTTCGCGACATCGAACACCGCCCACGACCGAGCCGGCCAAATCCCCAAACCCTCCCGCCGAAACCCATCTGGATCCAGCTTCTTCCGTAACCGCATAATCGACTCACCCGGCGTCCAATGCGGATACGACGGATTACACTCGAACACCGCCGGATCATCGATGTCACAGTCGTCCGGTGCCCCCATCTCAATCCACACCAAACCCTCCGACTCACCCGACAAAGCCTCATTACGCATCCGGGTAAACACCTCAGAGTTATCCGTCGGCTTGGGCGGGGTGCCCACGTAGATGTGCAGGCCGAACTGCGAAATGTTCATTGACGCCAACATGTTCTGCATGGCGCGGTCCGAAAGGATCTGAGCCTCATCGAACACCAGGATGTCGACGTTGGACATGCCGCGGCCGAATCCCCGCTCCCTCGAGCCGAACAAGATCCGCGAACCGTTGTTAAACCGGATCTCCTCGTCCCCGGAACCCAGGTAGACCTTTTTGATCCAGGGTTTGATGCGTTCCTGTTGGGCGAAGGCTTGCATCACCATGAACGACTCCTGATGAGTCCGCTGGTTATGCGCCGTCCAGAGCACTTTGAGGTTCGGCTGATCGAGGCACAGCGTGAAAATCATGCCGATAAACAGGTACGTCTTGCCCACCTGGCGCATCATGCTCATGCCCACGCCGGAGACGGTGGTGGAAAGCATTCCGTTGGCCCGGCGCCCCAGGATGATGTTGGCGGCGTCATCCTGCCAGCGGCAGAATTCGATGCCCACGTCGCGCTGGCACGTCTGGCGCAGGGAAGGCCAATAGGAGTCGGGGACCTTGTCCGGCTGGATCAGGTGTTTGCTGCAGGCGGCCAGTGTCCGCTCCAGCTTTGTGTTGTTTCCCATGAATTGTTATTGAATTTCTCGGGTAACCATTCTTTGCGTCATTTATTTTGTCGTGAATTTCGCATTTAATTTTCGTCAAGAATGGCGTGTTTGATAGGTAGAAAAAGATCAGACGTGCCGCTCGCCCATTGGCTCAGCAAAAAAACGCGATGGGTCCTACCTGCGATGATGTCCCTCCAGCAAACTGCCATGGTCGACGTAGCCATTCCAATTTGCATTTGAGCCTCACCATTTATTTGTGGCTCTGTGCCATTTCTTTTGCCGAGCCCCATTGCACTGCGCGCCATTCTTTTTGGAGCTACACGCCATTGTTTTAATGGCCTATTTGCAGTTGAAGAATTGTATTGCGTTTGCTGGTTTTCTTTGTTGGGCGATGTGGGCCAGTGCGGTCGCGGTGCTGACCCTCTGTTTGGGTTGGCGGCGCAGCTCCGGGCTCGCGGGGTGCTTGTCGGTGCGCTTCGAGTTGCATGAGTGACATGCTCCGCGAATGTTGCTTCGCACCAATGCCAGTTCAGGGCGGATGGCGGCCGGGATGATGTGGTCGGCGGTGGTGGATCGGATGGTGCAGCCCGGCAGGCGTAGCCAGCACATCGGCTCTTCGGCGCGTACTTGTGCGGCCAACTTCCGCCACGGTTTCTGGGATCGGAACCATCGCAGCCATTGCTGGCTGCCCACTGGGGGATGGTAGGCCACTCCCCTGGGCTTGCCGCTCATAGTGTGTGCTCCACGTCTAGCACCCACCCTGAGCCATTGGAGGCGATGGTGATCGCGGTGGGCTGGTCGCTCATGATGGCGTCCCAGAGCACCATCATCAGCGGTTTGGACCAGGGTTCACGTTTTTCGGCTCGCGGATCTAGCAGCGCCATGACGGTTTCGGGTTGGACTTCTTGGAACGTGTCCAGCGGTGCGTCGAACAGCTGGTGGCCGTCGATGGTCAGGCAGACGTGCGGCATGAGTCCTCGGCGGGAATCAGTCTGAGATCGTTTTTAACGGTCAGCAGATGCACGATGGCTTCGGCTATGCGGGCGGTGCTGGTTTGTACGGCTACGGCCATCTGGGGGGGCATTCCGGTGGTTCTGAACATGGGTAGGACGATCGTGAATGGTGGTTTTCCGGGTTCGCCGGGGTGTTCCAGGCCGGTGGTGAGGTTTTCAGCGATGAGCGCCGCGGCTTTGCGTCGCGGTTCATCGGGGAACACGGTGTTAGCCGGCGGGTGCTGCTGGGGTGGCGCCGCCCTGCGCAGTGCTTAGCGCTGTTTGCAGGTCGGTGACGGCTTGGTTGA